TTGCTGCTAAATCTAACTCACCAGCATTTGCACCACTTGGCCCCACATACCATTGTTGATGATTATTTGCTCCAGAATATACGATTGTATTTTGGTTTACTCCGGTAGCTTCTTTTTGAATCCATAACCTACCAAAAGCACTATGTGATACGCCGCCTGTTGGTACGTCTGTAGGTGCAGAAGCTACAGCTAAATTACTAAGTCCAGCCACTTCTACTGTACCTGCCGCAACACCTACAGAAATATTACCTACTGTGTTTATAACAGTAGTATCGCTAGAAGAGGTTTCAATTCTTACTTCTGTTATTGTTTTAAAATATAAGTCTGTTGTTTGCGAGGTAGTTCCAACTTTATCAGTAGAAGTCAAGGTATGTGTTGTTGCTGATTCTCCAAGCGCCTTAAAAGCAACCAAAGCGGCCCCAGCAGCATCCTTTCCAGTAATGCGTATATGTCTAGTACCTTCGCTAGTTCCCGCAACAGTTACAGTAATAATTCTTCCTGTAGTAAAAACTCCATTTGCAATTGTGGACAACCCATCAGCTCCGGGTTGAGCAGCAGCAACAACGTGGGTTGTACTTGCACCCTGGCTATCTAAACTACTACTATAAGCTAATTGCTCGGGCATAGGCAGTACTCCCGCCCAGTTTCCAGCGCCTGTTTTTACAATAGGAACCTTAGTATTGTCCGTATTAGTACCTACACATACTACTGTTGATACAGACTTGTAGTTATTAAATTGCCACTTAGCGTCTGTAGCAGATAATGTCTGCGATGCCCCTGCTAAAGCCCCACTGCGGTCTGTAAATGCTGCTGCAGAAGACCCTACAGGGTGATCGTATATTTTTCCTGCACCTCTAACAATAGCCGAAGCAATAAGTAAAGCAGCATCGTTATAGTTGTATGTAAACAAAGTAGTTATTTTTGGCTCGTAATAGGCTACTACAGAAGATCCTCCACCGGCAGTGTCATTTGTACTTGTACCATCTGTATATATGTAATAACTATTTGGGTCTATTTTTGTTATTGAAAACCGTTTGTTTAATTGTGCGGCAGTAATTCCTCCAGCTAAGTCTTCAGCACCTGTAAAAGTTACAAAATCTCCTGAAGAAGCTCCGTGAGAACTATCAGTAACTGTTACGCGTCCTTGTAATCCTGCAGTTGCTTCAGGTGTAAATGGATTTGTAAGGCTTTGTTTCCCTAAATGGTTTGCTAAAGTTGTACTTGCTTCCCAACCTTTTCTATTGGCTAGTCTTCCAGCAAAATCGTAAGCAATGTTATTAGCTGTATCCGCATATGATGGGGAAGCTTGCATACTTTCCCCTTCAAAGTTTAACCCTGCTTTTCCTGGCGCTCGCAGAACAATAGATTTTAATCGACTAGGCACAGCTAGTAATCTCCTCCAACATACCAATCACCACCGCCTTGAGACTGCCAAAGATTTTTTTGCTCGTAAGCCATAGCATCCCCTAAAGCCTGTTGGTAAGCCGCCTCTACATCACTTGATAATTCTCCTTCATCCTCACCTCGTTCCCGAATAGCCAAAGCCAATGCTCGTAAATATATAGGATACCAAGGCGCTTTAAAATAATCTGTGTTGTTAAATAAATCTTCTTGCGGAATAACACATTCAATAGACAAACTATATGCACTATTTGGTGTAGGATATAAGTACGCTTCAACCGACTGGTTAACAGTGTTTGTGCCATCAGTACCATAGGTCGGCGTTATTAATCCTTTAATAGCATATGAAGTTGGCTCTGCATTTGTTACGTTTGTATTTTGTGCAAGTTGCCGTAAATAATTATACGGGTAAGCAGTTAGCCGAACATTATTTGTCGTATTGTACACATCCATTAATCGTGTACGAGGGTTAGTATAAATAACTCCCCCAATAGTTTGTTGCACTGCGTAGGTGTTTGTACCAGATACTGTGTCAAATGTAACTGTTTCCTGTAAATCTAACCAATCAAAAGCATCTTCTACTTCTCGTTTTGCATCGTTAATTAACCTAACCAGCGTATCTGTGTAGTTAGTCATTCCAGTCGTAGTTGCTGGGGATGACGATACAGTACTCGTAATAGACGTGACAATAGTGTCGCGAAGACGAATATTTATTCTGTTAACTACATCAAGTAGTGTTACGCCTACTGTAGCCATACCGTACTCCTGTGTTTAAAATAGGGAGGAGGTTGCCCTCCCCCCCTTTGGTAAGTTAAATAGGTGTTACCAAGTTGGACGTACAACTAATAGTTTAATAACAGCCGTATTTAAATCATCTGCATTGTAGGCGGCTGGCACGTCAAGGATTACTTGCACAGTGTTTGTAGCACTTACTTGTGCAGAAGCACTAACAATAACATTATCACCATCTTTTAAATCGTTAGTTATTGCAACACCTAGCACCATATCACCAAGAGCAACACCAGTAACTGTAGCATCAAAAACGCCATGCGCATGTTGCGCAATCGCGTCGTTGTCACTAATAGTACTAGTAAACGTATATACATGAGAAAACAAACCACCCCAATCATTTGCATTAAGCGTAGAGGCTATTGTTCCCGAAGCTATCGTATTAGCCATGTTAAATCTCCTTCTGTCAGTTTAAATATTTAGATATAAGACCACCGCCTTTTTTAGGTAGGAACAGCGATTAAAATACCCGCATCATTACGAAGTTCACCAGTACCATAGATAGTATCCGCAGTGAACAAATCACCAAGAAACTCCTGTTTGTACTGAGTTTGGGTACGAACACTCATCTGCTCTACCATAACCATCGAAGATTTATGGGAAAGTAGGCACGCACGCGCACTATTATTTGTCGGTGCATTTGAAGACACATAGACGGGAATTCCATAAAGGTCTCCAATTAGACCATTACGAATTGTATTACCGCCACCGATTTCACCTACATACGCTTGCTCTGTAAATCGAGCAATACCGGTAAGATTTTTCTTCTCAACCGGAGGAACCACTAAGAATCTGTCGGACATAGGAATATCCGCATCATCTAGGGTTTGTATAACTTTACGCAAACCAGCATCAGCAATAGCAACACCAGCTTGACTTGCACTAAATAACGTGCTACCGTCTGAACCAATAACAGCCGCATCTCCATGATACGCAGCAGCACCATCGCCACCCTGCAACGCATATGATTGCGTCCAAAGAGCCGTGTCTACTTGTTTAGCCAGCGCAAAACCCGCATCATCCGTGTAAAACGAACGCATACTAGACAAAGCTTGTTTATCCAACAAGTCTTCAATCAAACGAGAGTACTCATAGTGCTGGTCAATGGAAATGGAAAGCTCCGTATCCGTAGCAGCAATCAAAGTAACCTGTTGTCGCGTAGTTTTTGCACTTGCATCACCACGAGTAGGTTTAGGAATATGGACAGTATCGCCCTTTTTTCCGTTGTGATTCATTCTAGTAACTAGGTTTGCTAGTACTAAATTACTTTTATAAGCGGCAACAACTTCATCACTCCACAATTCAGGAATAAATTTATCCTGGGTAGTTGTATTCATCGCTGACGCGGCACTAAAATTTGCCATGCTAAGTCTCCTTTAAAAGATTAAAATTAGTCATCGAACTCGACCTTCGGCATACGCTTGGGTGATTTCATTTCCTAGTTGGGCATATCGAGCGGGATCAGACATTTGGAGTCGTATAAGCTCAGACCTACGGTATATAGGTTTATTTTCTTTAGACGATGCTTCAAACGAATTACCTTTCGACACAGAAGTAGCGGCCTTTAATTCTTCTTCCTTTGCAGTTTGAATTGTTGCTTGTTGTTCTAAATCTTTAACAGAGTTTAGTGCTTTATATTGCGTAAGCAATTCATCAGCATATTCAAAGTCACCGCTATTTGCTTTAAGCCACATTTCTTGACGTGGTTTAGAATCCATTACCCACTTTTCAAACTGTGCACTACCCACAACAGACTCTACATCTGGGTGAGCATTTAACACTCTTTGCATAGTTTGATCAGATTGCGCCTTAGTTAATTCCTGCTTAACCGGACGTAGGGCATCTTCTACAACACGCTTTACTGCATCAACTGGATTAAGAATAAAGTCATCTTCTGACAACTCATTTTCCAATATGTCTGCAGGGGATTGAGTATTAGATTCCTGTAGATTTTTTTGTATCAAGCTATCGGCTAATTTTCGCAACTCGCCCATTTCATTACCCTGCTTACCATACTGCTTTTCTAAATTTTGGTAAGACTCAATAACATCTTCTACGCTTTTATTCCTAAATTTTTCGGGAAGCGCATCTGCTGCTATTTCAGGTTCTTCAACTACGGGTTGTTCATTATTAGGTGTCAATTCTTCCTGAAGTTTTGTAACAAGTTTAGAATCCTCAATCTGATCCGTAACGTTGTCATCATCTACAAGTATCTCTGCCATAACGTATCTCCAATCTTAACCTTTTTACAGGGGATTTAATGTGGTATGCCTAACTCTTTTAAGTTGGCATGGTTTGCTTTCCGGTGTCTTTTTGCCCATTTATCGGCAGACGTTGGAAAACCAGAATCTATTCCAGGTAATGAGAATTTCCCGCCCGAAATAATTTTTTTTGCCGTCTTTTTTAAACGACAAGGACACGGTAATGTTATTTCCCGAGACCACCTTTCAAAAACTTTTTGACAATTTAAACAACGATAATCGTTAATCATTGCTGTTATCCTCTTCTTCTCTTTCTTCTGCATTTATTTGTGCAAGTTCATTTTGTAAAACTTGTTCGATTTCAATCATAAAGTGCAACATGCTTAACGACCCGCGTTGTTGCCAAAAAATTTTTTCATCCGGTATACTTAATACATTATTTTGTTGGGTATACATTTCGAGTAATCGGTCTCTAAGTATTCCCCAACCTTCTGTACTAAGTGTACTAAACATAGTGTCATATTTATGTTGTTCAGACATATCCATAGCTATTTTACCCTCTCCGTTGCATTTGGTTTAACAGTATTAGTGCAGCTACTTCTTCGTCATCTTGCAATCTATACTGTTGCCGTTTTAATTTTTTTAATCTGCTTTGCTCTACTCTAATTTCTAGTAAACTAGATTTATTTGCAACACCATTCCATTTACCTCGACTCCAGCTACCTCGTGACCAGCCTGTATTAGTAAAGTTAGCCATTAAAATGTATCTTTAGATACCCAAACAGCTACAGTAATTACCACAAGTCCGCACGCCCAAAAAAACTTTTTTACCAACGACTTGCCAACATCCGCATAAACTTTTTCTAACGCTTTATCTGCGGCTCTTTCAGCAATCATTTCTATATCATCAGTAGTCAGTACTCTTGGTTCGGGCATATTTTTATTCTCTTAATTATGTTTGTTAAATTGCCGTTAACACTACGCTAAAAAAGTAGTATCCTCTCTTTGTTTACGACTTTTGTAACCAGATCTTGCGGTTACCAGTGCAACAAAATCGGCTTGGTTAGACGGTATGCCCTCCGTAAAGCTTTCATCGTTTAATAACTTTGTCGTCCACTCCTGTTGCATGCGTTTCCAACAATTATTTATCTTGCCCGTTATTGCCCCATCAATCCAATCATCTATTCCCGCATTGTCCGATACATCATTGTATAAATCATGCGAAAGAATTTTTTGTTGTAAATCTGTTAGCGTTATCGTTTTTGTGTGATTTGCCATTTATATCTCCTTTAAGATGAGTTATTTCGCTCTTGGCATTATTAAGCTACCCTAACAGATAGCCAGAAAAATGACTAAATTCGCTTATATCAGTTTGGTCTGCTCCATCATTACTAATTTCGATTTGAACAACCGCTGTGTCACCTGCATCCATATCCATAACAACCGTTATACCCATATTATAATACGATGGGTCAGCATCGAATTGATTCGTTGATTTAAGATGATAAACACTTCTGTTAGAAGCAGCTATATTTATACCATAATAGGTAGTATCTATATCTATCTGGTCAACTCTTATTTCGGCATTTAGTAAGTATTTACCAGTAACAGGAGCCGTAAATGTATTACTAGCAAAATCAGCATTTTGGTCGTATACTTCTGAACCAAATACTACTGTTGTTGTTTGGCCTTTTGTTACGTTATTTTGTGCGCTGCTTGGTCTTACTAAAAAAGCGGGTTGGGCTGACTTAGTAATAATACCGTTCGCATCAATAGCCATCGCGTCTGTGTCTGAAGCACTACCAATAGTACCGCCATTAGCAATAACAATCCCTGCGTTAAAAGTAGCTGCTCCTGCTTCACTACCATCAAGAGTAAGCATTGTTATATCAGAAGTATTATCAGTACCTTTAAAAATAATGTCGCTATCATTAGCTGTTGCATCTATTGTTATATTTCCAGAAGAAGTAGACAGTGTAACCGCTGCATCTCCTTCGGTTAAATCATCTGCTGCTAAAGCGGTTGCTGCGGCTACTTCAAAATCTAATGTTCCATCCGCATCTTGATACGTCACGGTAATACCAGTTTCTGTATTGCCCGTTACCATGCCTCCTACAAAGTCCTCTACCTGCTCTTGAGTAAGTTGAGTATTAGTATCAGTGGCTGTTATGGTAAGAGTATCTCCACTCATAGCCGTACTTACATTTGTACCACCAGCTATTGTTAAAGTATCTCCAGGTGTTATGCCTGTACTACCCGAATCCCCTGAAACTGTAGTGTCTGAAACTG